ACCGGGACGAACTGGGAACGCGTGGTTGAGAAAAAGCAAATCGGGATTGTGCAGTTCACGCACTCCCTTGCAGCATAAGGAGGATTGTATTATGAGCTTATCAGCGTACAACCGAATGAGACGAGAAGCAGCAATGAAATTAGCCGAATCAAAAAAAGCAAAGCAGGGGACGGTCGCTGATGAAGCTGCTAAAAAGATCGCAGAAGAGGAAGAACAAGAAGAACTTGCTGCGATTGAAGCGGAAGCTATCAGGAGACAGGAAGTAGCAGAAGAGGCTAATGCGAAATTTGAAGAGGATCGAACGCAGATGCCTGAAATGGATCAATCCGATGGAGCAGAACCGCAAGAAATTGAAGAGGATTTAGAATTTGATCTGAGCGAACCTCCTTTAGAGCGGGTACCAGAGAAAACGAAATTGGATCCATCGCTTGGAGACAGCACACCGGACACGGCGCCGAAAAAGAGACCAGGTAGGAAGAAAACAGAATAAAGAGGTGATTGAGAATGGAAGATGCGCTGAGATATTTAAAAATGATGCTTGGATCCACAGATGATAAGCAGGACGAATTGCTCCAATTATTTTTAGATGTAACTGAGCAATCCATTCTCAATTTTATTAACAGAAAGAAGATTCCGAAAGAATTGCGTTTTGCCTGGATCAATATGACAAGAGGTATGTGGATAGAAAATACCGAAACAAATCAAGCAATCGAAGGGGAAGGTCAGGTTTCGTCTATCTCTGAAAGTGGAAGGTCAGTTAGCTTCAAAACTGTTTCAGCTTCTTCCATCACTCAGCAGGCAGATGAAAAGGTTTCGAAAATGAAAGAACTTGGCAGATTCAGATTGCCTTATAGGAGTTGATGGAATGGGGTTTGATTTTGGGAGGATTAGCGGAATGTTGTCCTCATATATGGATACGGATTTCGTGGATATCTACCGGCAACTTCCGACATCTCCAACAAGGGTGATGGTATATGAAAATATCAGTTGCCACATATCTACGCAAACAGCGGATAACCCTGATCCGGTTGCTATTGATGTCGTTCCAGTAATCACAAGCCTTAGGATCGATGCTGCAACATGGGTGGATTTTCAGAACAATGATTATATTGTGGCGAAAAAATGTGATGCAAGCCATGAAATCCTTAAAGTTTACAGGGGTGTATGTGGACATCCGGCAATGGATCAATGTAGGCAATTTATAACGATGCAGATGAACGCATCTGCCGTGCCGGATGAACCCGTTAATCCACCACCACCGCAAAATCCAAGCATCATCAGAATTCTTTTTGTGGATGAAACAAATCATCAAATTGATATGGAGGCAACCCGTCAAGTAGAAACCGGTCAATCAATAACTATCGAACCAGAGCGAATTGGAAACTATCAACATGTCAGCACAAAACTTGACGGGTTATTATTATCGACAACGGAGGCAACGATCATGGAAGCTAAATCGGAAGGGCATGAAATCGTATTCGGATATGAATCCATAAGAGACTTGGAATATTTCAGAGTATTTGCAGATGGAATGTTTACGCAGACGAATGGAGCTATTTCATTCGGAAAGCATCTGCTAATGAAAATATATTTTGAAGTGATTCAGGAATATTCCGACAAGAGCTTGGATATTTCGGTCGCATCCTCTTTCATCATGCATCCGGAAATGGGTAGGATTGACCTGAAATCAGGGCAATGGATAAAATTATTCCCCACCGGCGAATGGTTTGAAATAACGGAGCAGAGACCGAGTGTCTATGATGGAGTTGTTTTAAAAATAGTCCCGATATATGTCAATGACGAAGCGGAGGGCATCCAGATAACGGAGTGGTATGATTGATGGCGAAGGCAAGAGGTTTGGATTATTCGGAATTGGAGAAGCTTCATAAGTCTTTTAAGAAGATAGATAAAGCAGAAGTTTTTGAAAAAATGCTCAAAGAATTTATGGTGAAACAAGGAATCAAGATTGTCAGGAATGCAAAGAACAGAACAACGGTCGTTACGGGAGCCTTAAGAGCATCATGGGGACTTGGTCGGGATAATCTTCAATCTGCGAGCGGAGATGGCAGCGAGGTTGATTTTGAGAGTACTCAACCAGATGCAGTGGAAGTGAAGGGAAGAAATTACGATTTGACTGTCTGGAATGGAATGGAATATGCGGCGGCTTATGAATTTGGAAGACCAGAAATAAACTATCCAGCACATTATCCTTTGACGTTGAGCATGGATGAAATTTATAACCAGATGCCAGAGCAGTTCAAGGTAGATTTTGAAGCATGGGTGAAACAGATGGGGATACCGTTTGATTGAAAAAAAGGAGAATTATTAAATGAAAAAGTATTTATATCCGTAGCAGTACGAGGATTAAACAAAGAAAAAACAATTGCAAAGCACGAAGAATACCAGCAGAAAATAGCCGAAATAATCGGTGAGCATGAGGATATTTCCATTAATAATCCTGACCGTGAACCTTTTACGGGAATTACGGATGAGAAGCCTGCGGTATATTGGCTTGGCTTAGGACTGCAAAAAGAACTCGCTAAAGCAGATTTGGCAATATTTTGTGGAGATATTTCTGCAGCAAGAGGTTGTAAAGTTGAAAAATTGATATGTGAGCTTTACGGCATTCCACATATCGTAATTCAGTAAAAAATAAAGGAGGTTCACTGAAATGATTCAAGTGGTTGGTGAAAGCATTAAAAACGGCTTAATATTAGCTGCTATGAATGAATTTCCAGGAACCTTTTTTTACAAGGAGCAGATAACATCACCGGCATTTCCTAATATCTTCATTCTTCAATTGACGCTAACGCAGCGAGAAGAACGAAAAGGATATTTCTGGCTGACTTATTTAGTAAGCCTGCGTTATCGAGTGGCTGGAGATATTGCGCTTGTGCCAAACTTACAATTTCAACTAGACGACGCAGGATTAAGGCTCATGCTTATGAACGAGATCCAGATAGCGGGCGCCCCGGTTAAGATAACAAATCCACGTTATGAAAAAGTAGACGGTGTTCTACATTATTTTTGCAATATAAACATTCAGGTGACGAAACCACGGATTGAGGAAATCAAGATGTGGAATCTGGAAATAGAGCAACATTTGAAACGAAGGTGATAATCATGCAGGTTTGTGGAGTTGAGGTTATTCAAAAGACCATCACAAAAGATGGCAAAACGTATCAATGCGGCATAGGACAGGATAAGGACGGTTATTATGCCACCACACACAGGGCAAGAAGTAAATCATATAAATCAAAAAAAGATATCCCGGCAAGCGTTTTAAAACGAATTGAAAGCACGGGAACATAAAGGAGGACTAAAAAATGTCAGGAGGACGGTGGCTCTCGCAAAACAAAGTGCGACCAGGGGCCTATCTCAATTTTAAATCAATTCCTCGCCCGGAAATAACTCTAGGTGCCAGGGGAATAGGAACAATCATGCTTCCACTTTCGTGGGGGTCGCAAGATGGATTGATTGATGTATACAGCGATGAAATGACAGATCGCTCAAGTCTTGCAAAAGTCGGGTTCACTGCATTTGATGCAGAATCCAAATTACTTGGTTCAATGCTGTCATATTGCTACCTTGCAAGAGTTCGTAGGATGGACGTTGGTGGAACAAAAGCAAAAGCCACAATTGGCAATCTGACAGCGACAGCGAAACATAATGGTACATTTGGAAATAAATTGAATGTAACAATCGAACTGCAAGAAGCAGGAATATTCATAGTCCGTACTTTTGCGGCCGAGACAGAAGTAGACAAACAGATTGTATCTGCGGTAAGTGAACTTATGAATAACGATTTTATCGTATTCAGTGGAACTGGCGTACTTGCAGCTAATGCGGGTGTTCCACTTACAGGAGGAACAAATGGAACTAGCACCGATGCCACTGCATGGGAAGACTATCTTCAAATTCTTAGTTCTTCTATGTGGCAAACACTCGCAGTTAATACGGATGATACTGCGGTTAAATTGAAAGTCGCCAGTGCTATGAAAGATTTTAATGATGAAGAGGGTATGTATGTACAGGCAGTGTTTGCAAAATATAATACTCCGGACCATGAAAGCTGTATCAGTATCCTAAATGGTTTTTTTGTCGATGAGATAGAGTTTTCAAATGTTGATGCAACTGCGACATTTGCCGGTATGACTGCCGGTGCCGCTGTAAATGAGTCCAATACGGCGAGAGCTGTAAATGGAGCTACTGCAATCATTGGAGAGCTCTCAAATCGTGAGATCATAGCTGCTCTGAACGCAGGTCATATTGTATTCACAATGAATCAAAGCGGAACTATAAAAATAGAGCAGGATATCAATACGTACAGGACGTTTACAGAGGAAAAAGCAAGTGAATTTCGAAAGAATCGTATCATCAGGGTCATGCACACTCTCGGAACTGACACGATATCCATATGGGAAGAGCAATTTATGGGTCGGATAGACAATACTCCGTCAGGACGAGGATTGTTCAGGGCAAATCGAGTCGGTTATCTCAATGTACTACAGCGCATAAGTGCCATTCAGAATTTTGACGGTGCTGTTGATATCGAGGTATTTGGTGGAGATGAACCGGATGCCGTTAGATGTGAGGTATGGATTCAACCAGTCGATTCCATGGAAAAATTATATATGAACGTCAATCTCAGGACGTAATTTGTGAAGAAGGGAGATAAAAAGCAATGTCATACATGTTAGCGAGAGATGCCATAAGTGGTAAAGAAGGGAAAGTCACCGCAGAATTTGACGGACGTCAAGTAACACTTTTGGAAGTTAAAAATATCACAGCCACTGTCACAAAGGAAAAAAGTACTTTTAAAGCACTCGGTCATAGAGGAACACAGCATAAAGCTACCGGTTGGAGTGGAGCCGGAACCATGACGATTTATTACGCCACGTCACAGTGGGCAAAAATAATGAGAAACTATATAAACACGGGAGAAGATATATATTTCCCATTAACAATAGAAAACGCAGATGCTGGTTCGAAACTTGGAACACAGGAAGTGACTCTATATGATTGCAATATTGATTCTCTTGACTTGGCTAAATTGGATGTGGACGCAACATTTTTAGATATTACTGTAGCCTTCACATTCAGCGGAGTTGAAATGGGAAGTCAGTTTGAGGATTTGGAAACCGTTTCGGCAGAAACAGAAGGTTGATAAGGTTATCCCTGTAATGGGGATAACCCGTTTATAAAATTAGGAGGATTAAAATGGCAGAAAAAGAAGTAGTTGAAAATATCGAGGAAGAAAACAGTGGAAGAGTCCATGATTTAGAAGTATTTTTAGGACTCGCAAATGTCGGTAATATGACGGAAGAGATTTATGTTAACAAGCGTCTTGGATCATTTGTGGTTCGTCCAATGAGCTTGAATGAGCATACAGCATATAAGAAACGCTGTCGAGTTAAGACAAAAAAAGGTAGCGATTTTGATGGTGAGAAATTTAATCTTCTGATTGCAGAAAATCATATTGTAAAACCAGATTTCAGTAATTCTGTGTTTTTGAAAAAAGCTGGATATATGTCTGCGTATTCTTTTTTCAAAGACAAATTCATGGCTGGTGAAATTGCAGAAATTGCAGAGCAGATTTGTAAGGTATCCGGTTTTGATCTTGACGGAGAAGATACCGTCGAAGAAGCAAAAAACTAATTGAGGAGGGCGGAGAAATTTCTTATTGCGTTTATATGATTATCAATCATGGATGGAAACCAATGGATTTTTTCGATCTCCCAGATAGTCACAGAGCAGTTGTAATAGCGGCGATAGACAAAGAAATTGAAAATCGTCCAAAATCAGGAGAATAGGAGGTAGTCATATGGCATTATCAATGAGTTTTGCAATTGAAGATAAGATGTCACCGGAAATTGCAAAGCAGACAACAGCGTTAGCGAAAGCCACAGACGCAGCACGTGACACCTCCAGAGTGCTCGAGGAAATGAACGACAAAATGGATTCGCTTGGTGAATCCTCTGCTGAATCATCTGCAAAAACGCAGGAGCTGCAAGCCAATATTGAATATTTGACAGAAAAATATGAGCGACAAAAAGATGTTGTTTCTGAACATAAAACTGCGCTCGATAATTTAAATAGCGCTCAGGATGAAAATGACAAGAAACTGGTGGAATCTTTAGGTAGTCTTGAAAATATGACAGAAGCAGAATTAACGGCTACAAAAGCAGCTTTGGAGCGTTCAATTGCTAATGAAACGAATATAGAAAAACAAGATCAAATGAAAGAATCTTTGGCGAAAGTTGAAGATCAGTTAGGTCAGGTGACCGAAGCAGAAGAGGAGACAGGTTCTGTCTTTGAAAAAGTTGCCGAAATATTTAAAAATAAAGCAGTTTTAATGGGTACTGCCATTGCCGGGGTTGTTACGGCAATGTTTAAAATGGCTGAATCTACTGCTGATACGGCAAAAGAAGCATCAAATACCTCTCAAAAATTAAGCT